TTATGATTATATTCGTAATAATAGAGATATTATTAAGATATATGGAGAAATATCTCCTGTTTTTCAATATTTGAATGATAAATGGGGGGGATTGAATGATTATTATGATATTTCTAAAATTAGAATATTTCATTTGGATATTGAGACTCCGTCGAAGGAGAATGTGGTTCCCAATCCGAATGAGGCGTTATAACCTATCTCTGCCATAACGATCTTTGATAGTATATCGGGAGATTATTATAGTTTTGGATTAGAAAGTTTTGATAAGCACAAAACGAATTTGGAAATTGATATTAAGAAAATTCATTATAGTGCATGTAATAGTGAAGAGCGGTTATTAAGAAAAGTTATTGCTTTATTTAAGAAGCTAAAACCTGATCTTCTTACTGGATGGAATATTTCTCTGTTTGATATTCCTTACTTAACTAATAGAATAGTTAATGTGCTAGGAGAGAATGAAATTTATGATATGTCTCCTATTAAGTCTGTTATTGAAAGAACTATTACATATGCAAATGGAAGCAGAATTGTTAGTTATTTAGATTTTTTTGTCCCGATTTTAGATTATTTAGACTTGTATAAAAAATATACATATACGATGAGAGAAAGCTATAAATTGGGTTATATAGCGGATATCGAGGAGTTGGGAATTGGAAAAGTTAAATTTTCAGAAAAGAATTTTTGGGAGTTATATAATGAGAACTATCAATTATTTATTGAATATAATATTCAGGATGTTCTTATTACTAAGAAACTTGAAGATAAATTGCAGTTGATCCGATTGGTTTTATCTATTACTTATAAGCAGTTAATCACGATAAATGACATTTTTGGTTGGGTTAAAATATGGGATAACATTATTTATAGAAAACTAAAAAAGAAGAATAAAGAAGTTATACCGACATCCGCTGGAGTTAAAATTGATTATCCTGGAGCATATGTACATCCACCTAAGCCAGGCATTTATAAATGGATTGTTAGTTATGATCTTAGTAGTCTATATCCAAATATATGTATTGGAGGAAATTTGTCTCCGGATACAAAAGTTTTAAGAAAGGACATCCCAGAAGAGGTATATAATGAGTTTATTGCTCCAATTAAAGAGCTGAAGTTTTATATGAAAAAGGACGGTTCTTATATATATGTAGATCCGGAGGGTGATTCGGTTGATAATAAAATAAAGGGATGTATGTTAATAGATAGTTCGATTTCAGATGTAAATGTTTTTTATAATGCGGTTATTGAAAAAATAACTGAGGGGGATTATGATTTTTCTATTCTAAAAGAGTATAATCTTTCAATGACCCCGAATTTGCAGTTTTGGAGGAGGGATGGGCAGGGAGTTATTGGGGGAGCTATGAAGGAAATATATGATGAACGGATGAAGTATCGTGAGGAAATGTTAAGATTGAAAATTGAAGATCAGGATGAATCTCCTGAGTATGTTGCTATGGATTTAGTTCAGGAAGGACTGAAATATCTAATTAATAAAGGTTATGGTGCATTTGCCAATAAATATTTCAGATATTTTGATGTGGATGTTGCCTCCGGGATAACCACCACTGGACAGCTTATTATTCGTTTTCTTATGAGTAAGTTAGTGAAGAGATTTCCGAATTATATTGAACTTGTTTATGGCGATACAGATTCAATATATATATCATTAAATAAGTTGGTAAAGAGGTTGAAAGAGTTAGATAAAATACCAAAAGATGCGTCTGATGTTGGAATATGTAAGGTAATTCAAAGGTATTGTAATGAGAATATATATCCATTTATTAGTGAAATGTTGATGGTAGTTCAGATCTTCTAAATATGTATGATAAGAACACTTTGACGATGAAAATGGAACTTGTTGGTAGTAAAGGTCTTTGGGTGGCAAAGAAAAAGTATGTAATACAATCTTGGATTGATGATGGGGTAATTCGAGAGGAGCCTAAGTTAAGATCTACCGGCATTGATATAGTTAGAAGTTCAACGCCCCAAGTAATCAGAGATAAATTGAAAGATATTGTGGAAGAGTTATTATTTTCTTCCAAAAAGAAATTACTGGAGAGTGTAATAGATTATCGTAAAGAGTTTGATCTTTTGGCAGTAGAACAAATAGCATTTCCTAGAGGTATAAATTATATAGACAAGTATATGAATAAGAGAAAGAGTGTCGAGAAGAAGTTAAAGACGAGAAATTTATTGACTGGGGATTATACTGATGATGATGATTTGTATATAAAGGGTACTCCAATACATGTTAGGGGAGCTATTTTATATAATTATTTTTTGAAAAAGAAGAAGTTAATAAACAAGTATGAGTTAATACATTCAGGATCTAAAATTAGGTTTGTTTATTTAATTACACCGAATCCAATAAGTGAAAATGTTATTGCTTTCATTGATGAATTGCCCGAGGAGTTTGGTCTTAATAAGTATATTGATCGTATGACTCAGTTTAGTAAGACATTTTTGCAACCAATTGAAATCTTAACAAAGGCATCTGGTTGGAGTATAATTGATGAATTGGGCCAATCTAGAAGTAAAAAGAGGAGGAAAGGATAATGATAATGGACGATTTTGTGAAGAGTATTAAGGATATTAATCCGTATGCGAATGTTGCGTCTAGTGGTTTAGTGTCTGATGTCAAAAGTTTTTTGGATACTGGTAGCTATGTCTTTAATGCTCTGGTGAGTGGTTCGATATTTGGCGGGATTGCTAGTAATAGGATTACTGGAATCGCTGGTCCACAAAGTGCAGGAAAGACATATTTAGCAGTTGGTATTTGTGAATTATTTTTAGCAAACAATAAAGATAGTAGGGTTTTGTATTTTGACTCTGAGCATGCAATAGAAACAAAAATGCTAGAGAACAGAAATATTGATTTGAAAAGATTTTGGCATTTGCCTATTGAATCGTTAAACGATTTTCAAATACAGATTAATAAGATTATAGAATTAATAAAACAGTATAATAATAAGTACGATGATATAAAACCTAATAATTTTATTATAATTCTTGATTCACTGGGTATGATACCAAGCAATAAAGAGATAAAAGATGCTCTCAGTTCGGAACCTAAAGGGGATCTTGGTTTGAGATCGAAACAAATTAAATCGATTTTCAGAAGTATTACATTGAAGCTTGGAGTATTAAATATACCTATGTTTGTAACAACACATACTTATGATAAGCCAGGAAGTTTTTTTCCAGAAACAGGCGTCTCAGGTGGTGGGGGGTTGGGGTTTGCATGCTCTATTATCATTGAATTAATGAAACCGAAGAAACAGAAGGAAGGTAAGGATGTTTTTGGTGTTTTTTTAAGAGCAAGAGTTAAAAAATCAAGAATATCTAGAGAGTTCAAAGAGGTTTCTTTGAGCTTACATTTCAGAACTGGTTTGGATAGATATTATGGTCTGCTAGATATTGCTAAGACGGTAATCAGAAAAGACGGTAGAAAATATATATTTCCAAACGGTGAGCGTTTATACGAAAGAGAAGTAATGAGTGATCCAACTAAGTATTTTACAATAAGTGTACTTCGAAGTATAGATGTAGAAGTTCAGAAAGAGTTTGCTTATTATGAACGAAATCTTGAGTGTGTAGAAGTAGGAGGAGTTAATGAAAAGAAAAGTGTTAGTATTATAGGGACGATAATTAAAGAAGAACCAGGGAATAAGAGTGATGAGGATGATATATTAGAAGATTTTGAGTTGCCGTAGTTAGAATTCTTATGGATATTGAAACGGTTTTACTGAAGAGTTTATTTTGTAGAAAGGATTATGCTAAGAAGACAGTAAGAACTATTTCTTATACTTATTTTGAAGATGATGATTTTCAGTTAATATTTGAAGTGTTCCAAAAGTACTATTTTAGATATGGTAATGCGCCGTCGTTTCGAATTTTGAAATTATTTTTTACTGAGAAGTCTAGTAAAATTGCAGAGGCTCGAGTAAAGAGTTTAATTATTAAGTTGAATCAATTGGAAGAAATTGAATATAATACAGATGATTATCCGTTGGATTGGCTTATTGATGAGACCGAAGATTGGTTGATTAAAAGATCAGTCTACAGTGCTATAATGAAATCTGTTATTATATATGATGAAAAGCCAGAGGATATTGGTACAATTCCAGGTATAATACAGAAGGCGTTGCAGGTTAGTTTATTTCAAACAATAGGGCATGATTATTTTAAGGGAAGTCGAGACAGACATCAGTTTTATTCTCAAGGCGTTCCAAAATTTGCAACACATTTGGATAATTTTAATAGAGCAACTGGTGGTGGGTTTGAGAAGAAGACATTAAATGTGATTCTTGGACAGCCAAACTCCGGTAAGTCAAGATTATTAGTTGATTTTGCTGCTCATTATATCCGGGTTGGAATGAATATATTATATATATCTTTGGAGCTTGGGGAGGAAAAGGTTGGACAGCGTTTTGATGCTAATCTCTTGGATTATCCGATTAATGAGATGAAAAATATAAAAGAAGAGTTGTTTATTAGGAAATTTAAGAAATTAAGAGATGCTGTTAAAGGTCGTTTGTTTATAAAAGAATATCCGACTGCTGCTGCTAATGTTAATCATTTTCGATCTCTTTTAGAAGAATTAAAAATTAAGAAAGATTTTGTGCCAGAGATTATTATTGTAGATTATTTGAATATTGCAGCTCCCATAAGATTTGGGAATAGTAGTGATATTTATAATTATCTTAAAGGAGTTTCTGAAGAGTTTAGGGGATTAGCAGCGGAGACAAATACTATTTTGCTTACAGCTGCTCAGTTGAATAGACCCGGTTGGTATACTACAGATGTTAATATGCGGAACATTGCTGAGTGTGCTGTGATAGCTCATGTATCAGATTTTATAGGAGCAATTATAGTAACTGAAGAATTTCAAGAGGATAATCAAATTTTGTTTAAGGTTCTAAAAAATCGGTTGTATAAAATGAGTGCTGAGTATGATAGGTTCTTTTTGGGATATGATGATGATAAAATGACGCACTATGATATAAATTTAGATAGTAGAGAAGGTATAGAGAAGAGTACTAAAGATGATAAAAAAATTAAGAAGAAAGATAGAAATTTTTCTGAATTTAAATTTACTGAGTAAGATGATATTATATGATAATAATTTTAGAGGTGTAGAGAATAGATATTCTATTTTATTATCTATTATAAGAAAATTAGATATAGCAGAGAATCAATATTTTTTGATTGATTCGAACTCTGCTAGTATTTTAATATATTTAAAAGAGGGAGATACAGTTCTGTTAACCATCTCTTTTTATTCTAAATTTATTTCAGATGCATATTATCGAGGAAAGTATAGGGATAATAAGAAATTGGTTGAGGTGAAAAAATCATTATTGAGAATAATAGAATCGAGGGTCAGAAGATGCAAAAAACTCCATACGAACGTCTCTTGAGGGACTTAAAGAATGTTTTAAAAATTGATCAGAGAGATTATGCATTGATTAAATATTATAAAAACCCAGATACTATGGCTATGAATGAATTCTGGGAAGATGTAAATAGAATCTATATTATAAAAAAGATGTTTAG